GGCGTAAGCCTTAATTTCTCTCAATCCCGAGATGGGACGAAAAGAAACGTAATCCTTAAATGGATGTCGCGACCTAGTAGTTCTCCTAAAGGTGATTATTCCTTTTAATGTTTTGAATCATATGATATCTTTCAGCTCGTTGCGAGCAAGAAAGAAGAAGGCTCACACCCTAACCTCTCTTTCGAAGGATTAAGTATGAGGATTTCGTTAAAAGTGAGGTCTTTTCAACTCTTATTGATGTAAAAGAAGATAGGTATTCGTACCGAAATAACTATACGATACCAGAGACTCTCTGGGGTCAGGCCCTTTAGTGGGTAGGTTCCTTTGAGCACTTAGTATTTAAGGTTGGGGTCTTCGAGTGGAAACACTCACTTCGATCAAGATAATTGATTTGAAGCCTCGAACGATAAAATCCGTTTCCTTGAATAAGGTGGCTGCGGCCCGCACTTGCGGAAACCGAGTCCTAAGATTTCTAATATAACTCGCGTGACAATGAAATTATTTATTGCATCGCAACTTGAGAATATTATGAAAGCTGTAGGTGCCATGATCTTGAGAAATCAAGGTCGGCCCGTGATAACGTTCCTGATTGCTCAGGTTCGAATCCGGGTTGGATCTATGCGTTTAGGTTACGTCAAACCAATAATTTCTTTCTGTAGTTTCTGTTCTCGCACTGCGAAACACCAAGGCCTTAAGGGACTTGTGGTTACACTAAAAATGCTAAACACATCTTTAGCGCAGTCCATTGCACGGGATTTAAATTCCTTCCCTGCAACTCCTAGAGTGCATCGAGGGCAATTGGGTCTTCCGACAATCATTCCCGTTCTTCATCGAAGACGGATTGCTTTAGGAGATCCGGTGATTATTTCTTATTGGTTTACCCTATTCTCTATTTATAGAGTTATAGAGTTTCCTGGGAAATTATCATTGAGTTCTATTACCGATCCAGGAAAAGACCTTTCTGGTTTTCTTCCTGATTGGTCGCAGTTTTGCGGCCGATTCTGGCAAAAGTTGGAGCGATTCCAACCTAAGTTAAGAGATGATCTTTCTGATCCTCTCTCTTTCCTAGCTAGACTTCGTGTCTCTCCTTTTCTCATCCCTAGATCTCATCCAGCGGGTGATTTATACCTCTCTACATCCCCTATGGGGATTATGATGAGTGCTATAGCCTGGTCTAATTCTTCGTTACTTCCATTCTTTCAAGAGTGGCTCTTGTTAACAAGAAATACGAGATTCTTGAACTGGTTCAATGAATTTCGACTAACTGCACCGGGACTAATGTCCGATGAAGCATCCACATTATCTCGATCTTTAGGAAAACTAGGTTTAAAAGATGAGCCAGCGGGTAAAATCCGTGTATTTGCAATGGTTGACTGTTTCACGCAGTGGGCAATGAAGCCACTGCATGATTACCTGTTCTCCATCTTAAGAATGATTCCTCAAGATGGGACATTCGATCAACTTGCTCCGATTAACCTTTTACAGGCTAAAGGGCACAGAAAATTTTGGTCTTTGGACCTTTCTTCTGCTACGGATCGTTTACCAATTCTCATTCAAGGTGCTCTTTTGAGTCGGCTTATAACCGCTCATGGGGCTAACCTATGGATGAGCCTAATGGTGGGACGTACTTACCAGCTACCATCAAGAGTCATGATGACTCTAGATGATAGTAGTCCTGGATTCGTTAAGTACGCAGTCGGGCAACCAATGGGAGCTTTAACTTCTTGGGCCATGTTGGCTCTAACTCATCATGCAATAGTTCAACTATCTGCAGAGTTGAGTGGAAGAATTACTGGAAAAGATTGGTTTCAGGACTATGCTCTCTTAGGAGATGACATAGTGATAGCTGATCGGTTAGTCGCGGACACATACCTTAAAATTATGGCTGGTCTGGGAGTTGGAATCCAACTTTCAAAATCAGTCCATGATTCAAAAGGGTATGGGGTATTAGAGTTCGCTAAAAGAATTTTCTTTAGAGGTCACTCTGTAGGCCCTGTGGCCCTATTGGAGGTTCTTGCTGCCGCTGGTTCATTGCCAGCATGGCTGGAGGTGGTACGGAAGTATCACTTAACTCTAACTCAAGG